TGCCCTGAGGCGGGGTGTTGCCTTTGGTCTTCTCGTCCTCCGAGAGGTTGTCCTCATCAGTAGAGGTGGCTTCACCCCCGAGGAGCTGAGCTTGCATGGCTTCCTTTTCCGCCTTCTTCTCTTCAATGAGCTCGTCGTAGTTCTCGGGCTTGGGGATGCCAGAGAACTCATAGAGGTAGTCATCGGATATGGGTAGCCCGATGGAGTTCAGCTTGAGGACAATGTCCACCTGCTGGGTAGGATGCGTCTTATCCTTTTTGGCGTAGATGAACTCGCCTCCCTCAGTATTAAACCCGAGGGCGGAGAAGATGGGGCGCATGTGGTAGTTGAGGACATCGAGGATGGTGTCTCGGTCATCCTCATTCATCTCGTCTTCAACCTCCTTGTGTACCTCGCCAAGCGCTTGTGTGCCTACCTTCTTCGCATCGGTCGTGAGCGTGTTGCCGAGCACACGGATTGAGATCTTGCTATCCCAGTAGTTGGTGAAGTTCTCGAATAGCTCACCTGTGGCAGACGCATTCTTGGGCTCGTGCAGGACAAGGGAGCTTTCCTTCGGGTGAATGTATACGGCAGATGATCCTTGGCGACGAGCATCCTCAATGATCTTCCTTCGGGCTTCTTGATCCCCGGCATCATAGGTGTACTCACGGATCGGTATACCGAAGATGTTGCAGAATTTAGCCCAGTCACTGACGTTGCCTCTCTTATAGAGAATGGCAATCATGATGTCCACAAGGGCTCCAAGGTCACGCTCTCCGCCGACAAAGAGCATATTATCGAACTCCTCAATAGGCGCACCCACCTGGTCGTCTTGGTATTGCAGGAGTTGACGTGTGATTGGATTGTAGTGCTTGCGATTGATTTGATCCGCACGGATATTGCCCTCCTCGTCAAGGTAAAACTGCATCAGGGAGAAGCCCCAGAACTGTGCCAGGGTGATCTCCTTACGTACCTCCTTGAACCACGGAGAGCGGAGCTGGGGGGTGATTACATCGTCAGGCTTTCCGTCTCGGTGAAACTCAATGGGGATGCGTGTTACCCCTCGTAGACGCTTGCTTAAGACCCCCATGTAGTGAATGTCTAGCTCTGACGACTCGTAGAGGTCGTATAATCGGGATCGAGAAGGGAAGTCGATCTGCTTGGCTCGACGTAGGCTATTCTGGAACTTCTGCAGGTCGAATAGGAATAGCTCAGGCATCTGCAGTACAACGTCAGGGACGTGGTACGAAGAGCCCGAGGAGGAGCGTAGGCTCCCTCCTTGTTGGATACGCTTTTGAGTTCGATTCTTTGCCATTAACGTAGGGTGGGTCTAAGGGTTTCAGCATCAATCTGCCAGGGGCTGTTCATCTTCTGCTCTTCACTGTCTAGTCGAGGAGCCCCGTGGATGGTGATCTCCCCTCGGGATACGCCTTTGAGCCATTCAATAGCTCGTTCATACCTATCCTTTCGGATGTCAGCAATCTTATAGGGGTTATGGATGCTGAAGATGTGATAGATGGTGATGTCGAGAGCAAACATCAGGATGAGATTGTGGCGCTCTTTCCCTACGGCGGAGAAGATGGCATCACAATCGTAGGTCTTGTCGAGGTAGGAGCTCATCTCAGAGATAGTGCGATCCTCGCAAATCTCAATTACCTGAGGATCGTAGTCAGGGTTGGGCTGACCTCCTGCTGAGGTCTCCCTTAGAAGGGAGGAGAGTATTTCTCGGTGGATGCTTGCGTTGTAGTCCTCAGGGGTGATAAAGTTTGCCATAATTAAATACGATAGGGGTTGCCTTTGCTGACCTCGTCATACCCAATAACCTCTGGAGGATCAAGCTCTGCACTCTTGCTCTTGATGAGGCTGATCCCACCCTCCACGGCATCTAGACCGTCGGCAGGGTATGGCAGGTGCATCTCGAACAGTGCTCCTTGATTGATTAGCTCTACCATGTGGGGGTTATCTTGCTCGTCCTCGTTGAATATGAGTTGCCCGAGTCGGTCAAGGGGCTCTAGATTATTCTCAATACGAACCGCTTTGTCGGTCTTCTTGCGCTCATCGGGTCGGATGTGAATCTCTTCTCCCCTGCGCTTGATCTCCTCTCGTATAAGGGGCTTGAAGACTTGTTCGTAGAAGGGATCCTGCAGTTTATTGTTCTCGATGTAGAAGTACACCTCCGTCTTGCCTCCGACCCATTTTTTCAGGTCGAAGTACCAGCCGATGAAGTTGGCGTTAGTCTCACGTGCGAGGTAGCCCTTAATAACGTAGTACTTGTCTCCCAGCTTGCCTATTAGCCAGAGCGCCTTGAAGGATCCTTGCTTGGTCTTTCGGTCACTATAAGCGGGGTCGCCATAAGCGATCAGATACTTAAATCGCTTGAGGGGTGGAATTTTACCAAAGGCAAGGTTCTTGAAGACACTCCCTTCGGAAAGCGGGTTGTTGAAGTACTCTTTCTGTTGGGCTGAGCGAGGGATATTCTCCAGCGTTCGGTCGATCATCTCCTCGCTGTTTTTTGCTGGCCACGTCGACCGTCCTTGCTTGTCTCGTATGTTGACGATATCCCAGTGCTTGGCTTTTTCTCCTGCACGCTTGACACAGCAGTCCTTTGCGATGATGTTACCGCACCAGATAATCAGGGTTGGTTCACTGATGGATCGTGTCGGGTAAAGCGCCTCATTAAACCAGTCCCACTTCTTCTTGAGGGTCTCAGGGTTACGGCAGTCTTCGTCGGTGTCGTAGTCGTCAGCGACGAGCACATCGGGACGTATTGCCTCATTACGACTTCCTCGAGGGGCTGACCCTGCCCCCAAAGCCAAGAATTTTGCGCCAGAGCGAATCGTGAAATCTCGCTCAGTCCACTGCCCCAAGTTCACCTGGTTGCCATAGAGTTGCTTAAGGCGAGGGTTCGTCTCAAAGTTGACCTTGTATGGAGTGAGTAGTCGGATGGCACTATCCACGGTAGCGCTGGTAATGACAAAGAACCTCTTACGACCCGTGAGGGCTAGATACATCAGCACCATCATCACGATGGTTGACTTAGCCAGCTCTCTCGACCAGGAGAGCACCTCATACCATTCATCATGCTCTATAATGCGCTTGATCGCCTTGACCTGGAAGGGGGCGAACTCATACTTGGCGTAGCCTGGGAAGAGGTACTTACACCACTGCACAGGGTCAGCTTCAAGCTCCTTGCGTAGCTTGTCAATCTGACCAGCCGTGAGATTGTGATCGATGAGAGCATCCCGAGCAAAGGACTTGTGGAACTCCTCCCACTGCCTAAGGGCTTGCTTTTCCTGCTGTGTCATCGCTTGGAGTTTGCTTGGTCTTTGATGAAGACATCCATGAGGCTGTTGAAGGCTTTGGCTTGCTCCACATCGAGGGGGCGAAGCCAAGCGAGGAAGCGCATGCAGACGCTGATGACTTCGCTGATGCCGAGGTCATCTTGTATCTTCTTGATGGAGGTGGCGAGCTTGAGCATCGCATCAGCTTCGGCGGGGGTGGCGTAGCGTGCCCCCTCCTCACGACTGGTGATGGTGCGGTTAATCTCGGCTATCTGTTGTTGCCACTGAGCGATGAGCTGAGTGGGCGTTACCGAGAGAGACGCTTTAAGCTCCGCCCAGCTGTCCTCCTTCGACCAGCGGATGATGGTCTGCCGAGAGACCCCCACCTTTACGGCAATCTCCTCCTGAGTGTAGTTGCCGTCGAGGTAGAGTGTGCGGGCGATACTCCGCTTATCAATCTTGCTGTCCGTCTTCTTCGCCATCCTTTCTGTCTCTGATTTGCTTGTAACGGTAGTTGTAGTCTACGCCAAAGAGAGCGCCCGAGAAGGTGGACATCTCACCAAAGGCGACTAGAATGGAGTTGTGAATCTCCCCGAGAGGCTTAACCATGAAGCCAGCAAAGAGGAGGAGGATGCCACAGATAACAAGCGCCGTTGCTACCCATAGCTGTACTGTTAGTTTATCTCGTTTTGTCATCTAATAGTGTGCGTTGATTTGCACCTCTGAGGAGGTGATCTTGATGCTCTCTACCACCTCGCCATCTAACTCTAGAGCCTCCCTGATGCGCACACGCCAGTAGAGCGGGTCATTGTCCAGGAGCATATCCGAAATGCCTACGCCTAGCGCAGGGTTCTCCTTGAGTTCTCCCTTATGGGATTGGATGATGATTGCCTGATTCTGTGGGGTGATCTCCCCAAGCTGAAGCTCACCCGAGGAGATGAGAGGCTGGTAGTCGGAGTCGATAAGTATACCAATCATATAAATGCTAGCTGAGGCGGAATCCGAGGGTGATCTCTCGCTTGCCACCCTGTGAGCTAAAGGAGGTCTTTACCGATCGGACGAAGTACGAGCCGTCCTGCTCGGGGTAATCCTCGTCGTGCAGTGTCACCGTGTCGCTGGGCTTGCACTCGGGGATGAGCCAGCCCGTGATCGTGCCGTCGTAGCCGTCGTAGGTGCGACGCAGGAGCTCGGATTCCCCTCGACGACGCATAGAGGCTTCGTCGCTGGTGGGGCATTTCACCTCGACCTTGTCTCCCCCCGTTGTGCCGACTTCCACCTGCCGAACCTTGCCATCGGGTAAGAGTGCTTTGACGACTACCTGTATCTTCTTGTCCTCGGCTCGCTTGTAGCTGAGGTCGGCTTTTTCGATGTTGACCGCAAAATCATACAGCCTCTCTTTGCCGATGACTTCCCCAGGGGGGTGCACGTGGAGTGTCGTTCCGTCAAGGTAGATGTCTGCACCGCTTTCCTCTTGCACCTTCTTCAGCACATCAAAGGCGGTAGCGTTGTGGAAGGTGAACTTATCGTACGTCCACGCATAGCTACAGATCACCTTATATTCCGTCCCAATGGTCTTGCAAAGCTTTTCGAGGAGCTTTTGAAGGCTGATCTTCTTGAAGACCTCGTTGGTGACAGGCTTACGGAAAGAGTATAGGTCATCCTCGCAGTACAGGGTGATTGAGCCCTTGTCTGTCGAGATACGCTGGAGGTATCCTATAAACTCATCTACAAGCCCGGTCTCTTCGTAGCCAAGGGCGATGCTCACCTTATCACCTCGCTTCAGCTCTTGCTCAATGGAGAGTCTCTTGTTGTACTCGCTTGCAGGAAGCGTTATGGTGGCTGTGTCCGCCAGAAGCTCCACAGACCGATGGATATCCACCTTATCAAGCATCCCCAGGGTGTGCTCCCCAACCTTGACAGAGTAAATCATCGTGTACATACTACTTGAGTAGGAGTTTGTAGGTGTCGTCAGAGAGGCAAGAGAGGGAGTAGTTCTGGTTGCGTACCCCAGCGGTGTGTGGGATCTCCCAGCTTTCAATGACAAGCCTCGAGATGCCAAAGAGCTCTAAGAGGGGGGAGGTGGCGATAACCTCCCCCGCCTCGCAAAACTTGCGCAATCGTCGTACGTCATCCTCAGGGTAGCTGTCAGCTTTGCTCATCAGGATTCCCTCGATCTTGACCGAGTAATCATCCAGCGTCCAGCGCTCCTTGACGGATCCTCTCGCCTTGCTCTTGGCGACTTGCCTCTTCGTGATGATGTGCTTCCCCGTGATCGTGATCATAGGCTCATAGGGGAGTAGCCAATCCGTCTCACCA